GAACCTTTTGTTTTTTGTATAGCTTTTGCTAATTCGCTCTTAGCTTTACCTAATTTTGTTGTAGGTACACTTGGCTTGATAGCACTGATAATTTTATTTGTTAAATATTTTCTCATTATTTTTTACCGCCTTTAAAAATTTGTGTTCCCTTTATACCATAAATACTCGCCACGACAAGGATCCAAAGGTTTGTGAACCATGACGGGAGCTGCTGGAATTGATCAAAGAACTCTTTTATCTTGGCAGAAGCACCCGGATCATCCGAGAAGACCCCGTACGCGATCACTAAAATTGGCAGCGTTAGCACGACCAAAACGAACTCGTCTTTCCAGTCCGATTGACGCGCTTCTAATAACTTGCCGGAGTATTCTAATTCCCCGTTCGCCATTTTTTCTGCATGTTTGGCTTGTGCGTTAGCCATCATCATTTGAGTTTCTTTTTTCTTTTTATAAATGTGCGAACCAGCGTTCATCGCTAGTTTTAATGCACCTAAAATTGGAAACGCCATGGACTAATACCAGGTTACGTCTTTTTGTTTTCTTGCAGCACCAGTTCCTTTAACTGGATTGCTATCACCTTTAGCAATATAGCTTTTTCCTCTAAAACTTTTTTCAGATCTAGGGTCAACTACCTTTTCTTGCTCTGGCATTGCAACTTTTTTACCGCCTGTTTTGTAATTCATCATAATAACTCCTTTTACTTGTTTGGTTTCATGTTTTCAAGTGCAAATCTAGCATCATTTGCCATTTCTTGCTTCTCGATAGATGTGTCAGCTCTTAATTCTGCTAATTCTTCGTTCTGTTCCATCTTTTGTTGGTTTAATTGTTGTGCTTGAAGTAATTTTGCTCTTTCAAGTTGTTGATTTGCAGTTGTTTCTTCCTGTTTACGTTGATTCTCCATTGCTTTTAAGTCAACTTCACGTGATTTTAGTTTTAATAACGGATCAGAGTCAAATTGTGATGTAATTTCTTTTTCTTCCTTCATAAAATCACCTGTCATCTCTGCAATCAACACTGCTTTTCTTGCTTCTATAGCTTGTGACATTTGTTGTATTTGTTCTTGAGCTTGTGGATCAGTTGCTGCTTGTTGTGAAAGTTGCTGTAACTGCACCATTTGTTCTCTAAACTCTAATTGTACCTGTTCTGTAGCCATTAAACTAATATGTTCTAAAATATTTTTTTGCATTGCAGCCATAACAGGAGGATTATTTCTAACTAAGTTAGTTGACATAAAATTTAAGTGCGCTGTAACGTGTGCTCTATGGTCTTGACCTGGAAATGCTTGAAAAGGTTTTCCACCTAATGCATCTATGTGTTCAAGACTTGGATCTTTAGGTGCAGTTGGTGCAGGTGGTGGTAAAATTCTATCGATATCTTTTATACCAAGTGCTTCGTACATTTTTCTGTATGCATTATACAAATTATGTATTTGTGGACTTGACATTGCCATTTGTAAACCAGTTTGAGCAAGTGATATTCTTTGAGACATAGAAAATATATTAGGGTCTGCAACTGGCAGTACATCTATTCTGTCATCAAAATCTGCAACCTTAATATTTTTTTGTCCACCTACAACATCGTAAGGATATTCTGGTGGAAGGTATGTAGCAAATACTTTTGATAGTAATTTAAATTCTGATTTTAATCCAACATACAATCTCTTATGGATAGCTGACATGACTCTTGAACCACGTTCTAATAGAGCTACAGTCGTACCAACAGCAGCCTGTTGGTTCCCGTCACCGACTTGCATGTCAGCAATTGACGCGAATCTTTGTCCTGCTTGAACAACTATTCCCATCAACTGTAATAAAGTTGCTGATGGTTCTTTGTATGGAAGGAATACGAAGGCATCTTTTAGATTGCCACCCGGAGTATCTACATCTTTAAATTCTCCTGGTTGGATTGGTGTTGCATCGTCTTTTACTCTAACACCTCTTTGTTTAAAACCTGCTGGTAAATTTGATAAAGTTCCTGCGTCTAATAATTGACGGAGAGCCGCCGTTGCCGTACGACTCAATCCGCCAATCATATGTATCAATCCGAATCCATAAAATCCTAGTCCTGGCAGAAATTTAAAGTGGACAAAATATTGGATTTTATTTTTAAGCGGATCATTGGGCGCAAAGTTTCGTCTAACTGACAAAACTTTTTGACTACCTTCCTCGATTGTAACGACGTAAGGTAATTTTATTCCTGTTGGTTCACCATCTTCACCAACATCTTCAAAACCTTCTAAATCTAAATTAACGTGACATTCTAATAACGTAAAAAGTTTTTCTCCTTTAGCCGTTTTAGACATTCCTTCCAATTCACGTTCTTTATCTGTTACTTTGTCTGCATCTGTAACATCAGACGGTTTTGATAATTCTATATCTGAATAAAAACCATTTACTTGTTGTTTACGTAAATCATTTTCAGAAACTTTTATAATATGGATGACTGAGTCCGCATCGTCTAATGAGGTAGCCGTATACGGAACAACAAGGTCATCTGCAGGGATAAACTTAGAAACAGCTCTCCCTAATAAATCATCATAATAAACTTTTTTAAAAGTTGAACCTGCTAGAGGTAGATGAAATAACATTTGATCAAATTCTGGTTCATATTCTTTCATTTGATCTAGAATTTGATAATTCATAAAATCTTTTACTCTTTGTGCCTGCTGTTCTTTTGCAGGGTTAGATATACCTAAAATTTGTGTTCTAACTGGACCATCTGATGGCAATAATTCTTTGTAAGCTAACGCTTGAAACTGTGTAACAGCTTCAGCTAGCACAGGGTGTGTTGCACCACTTGCTCCTTGAAAAGGTTCGTTACGATTATTGTATTTAAATCCTAAAAGATCTAAACCATTTATGTAAGCTTGTTCCCAATCTTTTCTTGATGCTTTGTAGTCTTGGTAATCTGATCTAAGTGATGATCCAATTGGATCTAAAGTTTCTTCTGGTAGAATATCTGCAAGGTTATCAAAATGTGATTCAGTGCTTGGTTGATTTACAGCACTTGGATCAAAATCAATAGTTGCACCACCATCTTCATCAGGTGTTATTTCTACTGGTCCTTTTTCGGGTTGTTGCTCTTGAATCTCGACGTCTTGTTCCGGCCCAGGAACTTTTAATTCAGTACGAGTGTTCGGGAGCGCTTTATCTATATCTGCCATTTATTCTCCGTTATAGTTTTCTACCATTTTTATATAATGAACGCAACCCTTGTGACATGGGTCCCGATTCTGGTGGTCTGCCTGATGTATCACCTCCTGATAAACCACCTCTTGCAAATCTATTGCCTCTGTAATATTCTTGTACTTCTGGCATGTAGTTTATAGCTTTATCTCTATCTTCTGCATAAGTTGTATCACTAAGAAATCCTTTAGGAAATACTGTGTCCATAAAATTTCCAAATTTAACGGTTGTTGGTTTTGTAAGTTGCATTGCTTTTCTTTTTGCATCAGCGTCAGACATTAATGCTGGTACCATGGGGTCAAGAGCTTTATCTAATCTATCTTCTGTTTGTGTTCTTGCTAAATCTTGAATTAATGCTTTATTTTTATCTGCTTGATCATAAAAATTCTTAATTTGTTTTTGTTTTACTGCGTCAGACATTCTAGGTCCGCCCGTTACAGCAGCATTATAAAGTTTATTTTCTTTGTCAAATTCTGCAAACGTATTATTCATTTCATCAATTGCATTTTCATAAGCAGATATTTTACCTATTTGATTTTCATTTAAACCAGCATCTGCATAACCTTGGTATCTTAATTTTTTATTATCTATTTTAGTTTTATCTCCTAATGCATAATTAAATAAACTACTTCCTACTGCTTCTTTAAATGATTTACCTGTTGCTAACATATCATAACCAACTAACCCTGCTTCTGCTGCTACAGTAAAACCTATTGCTGCTGGTCCTAATAAATTTCTTAATGCAAACATACTACCCATTCCTCTACCTGCTTGTAATATTTTTTTTGCAAGATCTCCTTCAGTTTTATTACTAAAACCATTTGTTAAACCTAAGTTTAATTTTTGTTGTCCTTTTTTTGCACACT